GTAAACCATGAAACTTCTGAGTCTGTAGAAAGCTGTATTTTTGAAATTGTATCATACTGATAAACAGATGTGGTTGTAACTGCAGTACTATCAACTGTCAAAGCATCTAACTGCACCAATGGTTGTGCTTTTAAAAACATAAAGTTCTTGTTGTTACCATCATAAAGTTCAGTTATCTTGTTGCTATAAGTAATATAATATTTACTAGTTGTATCTGGTGTGGTGGTCCATGTTGCAGTTGTTAGGGTTGTTGATGCATTATCTGTGATTTCTCTAATCTGACCATTTCCTGTGCCTGAATATATATAAACTGAATAACCTATCCAAGCATCTGCAGTCCATTGTTTAGTAGTATCTGTAATTAATGTAGCAGCACCTGTGGTTGCAGTTCCAGTTATAATTGCAGGGTAATATGTTGTATTTGTTAATCTGTCAATTTCATCTTCTGACCACTCTATAGCAGACTTTATTACATCATCTGATATTGTTGTGGTGCTTGTCACACCTATTGCATTTCTAACATCCTCGACTTCTACATACATATTTAATCTTCACCTGTACAACCTAGAGGTTTCCAAATTGACTGGTTTTTATCCCTTTTTGTTCTATTACACATGTCTGGTCTGGTTGCCCAAATTGAACATTTATTATCTTCAGTTAAATATTTGCATCTGCAAGGTATAATTTCTCTATCTAACATGTGAGTCACATTTTCAAACCTTATACCTCTGCCCTCGTAATATCTCATTTCTTCTTTATCTCGTAATTTATGTGGTACTAAAAATACAATATACTTACAACATTCACCACATTGTTTGCATACCATATTTAATCACTAATAACCCCAACAAAATCCAGCCCAAACTTTTGTGCCAGTTGCTCCATTTGTTAAAGTTATTATATTTGTGGTTGTTGAACAACTACCAGTTGCTAAAGTAGCACCACTAGTCGCCAGCAAATAAAATCCTTGTACAATTGTTAAATCATCTACAGTTATAAAATCACCTGCATTTGTTGTTTTTGCATTTATGAAAACCATCTTAACACCAGCATTTGGAAATGCTTGTGTAAATGTTTCAACTGTTGCTTCTGCTATTGTCATATATAATCACCTTATTCTCCCCAAACTATGCCTGACCATATCTTAGTTCCTGTTGCACCATTTGTTAAAGTTAAAACATTGGTTGCAAATGAACCCGCCAACACAGTTGCATTAGTCGTACTTGTTATTCTAAAGCCCTCAATAGTTGTCAAACCATCAATGGTAACATAATCACCAGCATTCGTAGTTGTAAATTTTACAAATATGATTTTTTTACCAATATTAGGTGATAATTGAGTAAATGTTTCTAGTGTCATTTCTGCTGAAGTCATCTTAATACCCCCAAACTATTCCAGTAACTGGTGTCACTGAACTACCATTACTTAATGTAATTTTATTAGCCACAATAGCTGTGGCTGTTAATAATGCTGAACCATCATCCATCTGCAGGTAAAAACCCTCTACTGTAGCCAAACCTGTTACTGTTATAAAATCAGTATCGTTTACTGGTGTCCCAGTAACATAAACAAGTTTCTTACCTAAGTTAGGCAACATTTGTGTAAATGTTTCACTTGTTGCTTCTGCTGTTGTTGTCATAATTACATCTCCTTATTTCCTAAATATTATTAATCCAGATGGTGCTGTGCCTGTTGCACCTGTCATGGTTAAACTAGCAGTACTAATTGTAATAGGGTCTGCCACACCACTTGCATCAGTAGTCATTACTGCTGATTTCACATCTGATACATTATCTACTACTAAAACATCATTTTGTAAAAGTTTAGTACCAGCATCTATAAAACCTAATTTGTACCTGTTGTGAGAACCACCTAAAGGCATTAATCTGGCTTTATTCACATGTGTTGTTGTTACAGTCATAATAATCACCTCTATCTATAAATTACAATTGCACTTGTTGCTGTTGCAGTTGTACCATTTAATGTAATTGTTGCACCTGTTATATCACTTACTGGATTCAAAACACCATCTGCATCAACAGTCGCAACTGCCCACTTTACTTCCTTGGCATTTTTAATTAACCATTTATCACCTTGTGCTGCAAAAGCTCCACCCTCAACATAACCTAATTTCCAACCTTGATTAGGGGTTCCACTTACTGGTGCTAGTCTTACTAAAGATATACTTGTTGTGGTTGTTGTCATATTAATTCCTCCATTAATTAATCCCAAAAGGGATTAGTAGATTTAAAAATCCACTAATTAATCTAACTATGTTGCTGAGATACCATATACAGAACTATTAAATCCTGTTGCTCTACAAATCAAACATTCATAAATCTTTAACATAAATTTATTAGAATCATTTGTTTTTGCAAGTGGTTCATAAGTTAAATCTTGCAATACTCTTAATTCCCAAACACTCATGTCTAAAAAGATAATTTTCTTTTCAGCAGTTGTTGTACTCATGAATCTACTTGGAATAATAGTAACTTGTCCAACCATTGTGTTTAATTTAATAGCTGAAAATCCCCACTCTGTTTCTACTTGTGCTTTAAGATAACCAATTTTATCATTTAATAATCCTAAAATATCTGTGTATGTTGCATAATCACAAATAGCAAGATTAGGCATACCACCATCTGTTGCTGCATATTGAATAGCAATATCTATATCTGATAAAGATAAAGCAGTAGTAGATAAGTTTTTACCATTTGTAGTAGACTGTATTGTATCAATTCCATTAAATTCAGTACCATCTGCACCAGAACCTGTGGAACTTGCAACACTACCTTGTATGATAAGTTCTTCTTCTAATTCTTTTAATGCTCTTGTTTTTACTAATACTTCTAATTGCATAGCATTTGGTGCTGATGCACTAGAAAATCCTGAATTAGTTAAACTTCCAGCATTACCTATCATAGAATCAACTGTGTAACCAGGTGTTGCTGCAATAGACTGACCTGTAGTTCTACCAATACCATATATGTATTTAATAGCAGTACTTTGTCTATCATAAGTGTCTGTTGTTTCTGGTAAAGCTGCATCTTCTGCTGCAGTATATGCTCCACCTTTTGCTGTAATGATATTATAATCTGCAGTAGTTCCCATATTAGAAACTCTTGGCATAATATTAACCATTGGTGTAAACTTTCTAGATTGGTCTACAATTCTAGGGTCTACATATACTGGGATTATTGCATAACCTGCAGTACCTAGTCCACCTGTTGTAGTTGTCAATGCTTTAAGTATTGGATTATTCTCTGCAATAACTTTATAAGCTGCTTTAGTATCAATTTTACTCCCTGTCTTAAAACCTTCAGGGTCATAATAAGTTGTTTTAGGTTTCATATTACCGAATGAATTGTAATAAGAACCATAAGCATCTAATTCTGCTGCCATATATCCTGTTGTAGCCATTTTATATCGTTCTCCTTATTTTATATAATTAAATGCACTAAATGGTATTCCATTACTAGCATCTATTTTTGGTTGTGTATCAATTTTTGATTTCATAATTGGTTTTGCTTCTAAAACTGTCACTTTACTTTCTAATGTCTTTAATTTTGCTTCTAATTGTTCAATCATAGTTTTAGTTTTTACTTTTTCTTCTTTGTCTTTTTCTGCTTCTTCTTCATCAGCTTTCTTTTTAAGGGCTTCTTTTTCCTTTTCAGCTTCTTCATCTTCAGCTTTCTTTTTAAGTTTTTTCTTTTCTTCTTCGGTTAATTCTTCATCATCATCATCAGCTTTCTTTTTTAATTCTTCCATTTCTTTAGCTTCTTTAGATTCTTTATCTTCCTCAGATTTTTTTATTGTTTTTGTACTCATTAGTGATTCCTCCTTATTTTCTAAATAAGTATCATTTAGTAAATTTGCAGCTGATTTCATAATAGGTATAAATCCTGCTGCTGGATTCATAGGGTTGCCTGTTATAGTTATATTTACTAAGTTTAATCGTTCAACAAAGGATTCCATTATTCCATTTACTTTCTTCTTGACTGCTTGCAAAGGTATAAATGCTACTGAAAAAGCATTAACAAAACCTTTAAGTGCTGACTTCCAGATATTCTCAAATCTTTCAATGTGGGGATTTAATTCTACCTTTCCCCAAACACCTTTAGTTCGCATTTCAGCATAAACTACTTTACCTAAAGCTATTGCAGAACTTGGTTTATATTTAGGATTACCTTTATCATCATAAAAGACTTCATGTTCAGCATCAACAGTAATTGTTCTATTCATCACTTGGTCTAAAATATCCATCTGTGCTGATTTAGTTACTGTTTCTAAACTTAAATCTTTATCAATAGTGGAAAAATAACCTTCTAAATAATAGTGCTTCTCACCCTTAGTTATTACTTGTACAGGTTCAAATTCACTTATATATGTAAATGTTCTCGGTTCCATTGTATCATCTCTTTTGTATTTAATATTTAGGTTTTTATCTTTATATGTGTTTCTGTTATATCTGTGCTGGTATAAACAATGCTTCACTTCTACAGTTTGGATGACTACCATTTAAGCCCTTACCACCTGGTGGTGTTAAAAATGATTTACCAGTAACATCATCAACAAAGTATTGATTTAATGGTATTGGATGTTTTTTATTATACTTGTATGCTAATCTTCTACAAAGTTTACTAGTTCTACTGTCTAAAACTGCTGAATAATACTTAACCATTTTGATAGGTGACTTTCTTGCTGCCTCTAAAGCACCAATATTATATGCTCTAGCTGTTTCAGTTCTTGCAATTGTTCTAGCCCTAAACTCTGTAGTATTAAATAACTTTTTTACTTCACCAACTATCTTAGTATTAGATTGCTTGTTTATTATGTTTTGTTCTAGTATAACTCTTAGTTTATTGCCCACTTCCTCGTTCATATCTTTGATTAAATTAAAGGTGTTCTTTTCTAAAGATTGTATTACCTCTGGATTAATATCTAGAATATTAGCATTTATTATCTTTTCAATATAGTCTATACCTAAATAATAATGCTTTTTAACATCTTCTTTAATTAAAGTGGTTAGTGCTGCTGGTAATATCAATCCCTTAACTAAATTAGATATATCATCTGGAGTCTTGTTTATCATCTTTAATTTCCTCAATAATTGTAGTTTCTAGTTTTCTGTATAAATTTGTTAATGAATCTTCAAAAGCTGTTCTTTTAGGCATAGCTTTCATTTCTAAGAGTTCTTTTTTGTCTGGTTCTACAAACTTGATTAGTTTGGTATAATATTTAGCATCTTCATCTAAATGGTCTTTTGCTATCTTTGCAACTGAAATTATGTCATTTTTAACTGTTGCATCATGTTCTTGTTCTATTTCTAGACCCATCCTGAACTCGTGCATATCACCATTAAATCCTATTTCATTTGCTAGTTCAATAGATAATTCTTCTGTGACTTTAAAGGCTTTAATAATCATAGGTTTAACATTATCCCAATCAAAGTTTAATGAAAACTTGAAAGTTTCATTAGCAGTTTGTATTGCAGTATAATTATCATCTGTATTCTTTTCCAATTTTGAAAAGCCATCTCCTTTAAGACCCTTACCAGAATTAGAACCTGTTGTAAAAACCATTCTGTTTTTATTAGATTTAACTATTATTATACTATCTTGGTTATATTTTTTACCAAGTTTAACCATTTCTTTTTCATCAGGATTATGGGTCATTACTAAATAACTATCTTCAACCTCACCATATTTCCCAACAACAGGTGTGTAAATATAACCTAGTTTCTCCAAATCCTTTTTAAGTTGTAAATGTCTTTTTGCAGCTTGTTTAGGTGTTAAATCTTTGTCAGCTGGATTATTAACATTTTTACCTGCACTTATTAAAGAATAATGACCATGCTTTAATATAGTCTGAAGCTCTTTATCATCTTTAATATTTAATTCTTTACCTTTACCTGCCTTTTGTCTTTTGTATTTTGCAAGTATTTCTAAAGGTGGTTTTTCATTTAATGAATCATCAACAAATTCATTACCATCTGCTCCTAAAGTAACACCATCGTTAGTTATAAACAGAGGTTTACCTCTAGAAGTAACCCATTTACCTTTCTTTCCATGAAATTCAACATCGTTAGATTTTGTAGATACTTTCTCGTCTTCTTCTTTATCAGCATCATCAATTTGCTTTTCACCTGCTTGTTCTTTTTCCATGCTTTCACCAGATGGGGCATTATTCATATCACCAAAAGGGTTCATGTCACTTTTAAGAACATCACCACCATCAATAGGTTTAAGGTTTTCAATTTCTCTGATTTCATTTACTGTCATGTATGCTAATTTCTTTTCGTACAATTCATTAACCCTAACATCTTCATCAATATCATAATCATTATACTTAAACTCAAAAATACCTTCTGGGTCTAGTTCAGGCATAATTTCCCTGTTCCAGATATATTGAAGTTTCATGACTATTGGTCTAATAGCTTTAGTCTTTAATATTCTAGACTGGTTCATACCATTAGCCCTGCTAGTGTCTTCTGTATCTCCCATCTCATTAGCATTTATACCAAAGCATGCAAAAGCAACTTTCCAGAACCATTTTTGTTGTTCTAGAATTTCCATTTGCTTACTTGGCAACTGCCAAGGAGTAAACTTTGCATCTTGATTAACAACTGGTATTGTAAAGTTCTTATTTCGCCATTGGTCAAAAGTATCTTGATTAAGTATCCTTTCATCTAGTCTTTGCTTAAAGCTATCAATTTGACCAGGTGTAGCATTCATTAAACTGATTATCCCTTGAGGTATGTTGTTGTTTACATACATGTCTAGGTGGTATCTGCTACCATAAATCAATGTAAGAATAATCTCATATAATATTTGTACTGGACTTGTACCATATACTGAATCTGCTCTTGGATTTAACATAGCATATATAACTTCTCTTTTTCCAAAAGGCACAGGCATGCTTCCAGGTGTCCAACCATATTGGAAATAAGCAGAAACTTCTGAATAAGCAATATTATAACTAGAACTATTGTGTATCATGTTAGGGTTCTTAATATAATTTCCCTCTAATAGATTATGTTGTATATCAACAAAGTCATCTCTATCCTGCAAAGTTCCGTGTATATCTGTATTCTTTAAAAAGGTTTCACCAGGTCTAGCATACATTTGGCTAAATTTATGATTAGTGTCAAATATCTTTTCAATAGCACCTGAATCAAATACTAAAATATCATCTAAAAATGCACTCTGTACATCTGAAAAACTGTCAAAGTTCCTGTTAGGATTTTCAAAGAAATGCTTAATCTCTTGTGCTTTTGCATGCAATGCTGGTGTTTCTTCTCTATCATCCTTAACCACAATATCCCAAGGGATAGCAGTAATTCTATCTTTTATGGTTTTCTTGATAGACCAGATAAAAGGACTTGAAGCAAGTTTTCTAACATTTGCAATGTCTATATCTCTTCTTGGATATCCAAAAGGTGGCTTATACAAAAAGAAAGGTATATATGCTTTAAATATATCCCCACTTCTACCTAGATTAACACCACGAGTATTGTCATTCATATCATAATCATGATTTTCTGGTATTTGTGCCTTTTCAGTTATCACATTTTTCATGGACTTTAAAGCCCTTATTTGTTCAGCATTTTCGTATATCATATTTAATCCCACTTATTTAGTTAGCAAAGGTATTAATACATATTGTATAAAAAACCAAATTATTAAAGCACCACCTGCTATATAGGCAGTTTTTACCTTTTGCTTAACAACCCACTTATTAACAACACTAAGTTCAATATTTAACTTATCTACATCTTTGTTTTTTGCATAAGTATCTTCGTTATGTTCTATGTCTTGTAACCTTTGTTCATGTATAGCATTTATAAAATCATCAAATTTAGTTTCTAGTTTACCTTGATTACTAAGCATTGTTTCTTGATTACCTTTCATATATTTAATCTCTGTTTGAACCACTTTCATGCAAATCTCCAACCCCTGCAATTTATCTGTATTTTTAATAATTTGAACACCATCAGTTTTCATAATATCACTTAACTCGTTTCATCAGTTACATCATCAATAATTATAAAATTATCCTTTGCAACAGTTTTATTATGTGTAGCATCTGTAATTTGAACATCATAAATATAACTTTTATCTTTTAAATCTGAATCAGTTTCTGAAATTGCTATTAAACCAATACCTGTTAAGGGGCTAGCAATTGTTGCAGTTGTAGGACCTATCTTCGCCAGACTATCAGTATCTGATGACTTGTTTTTAACAGTAAATCGCATAGTGTAACCTGTTAAATCAAAGGCAGTACCCTCACTATCAACTACTGTCACAGTTATAATATCTGTATCTCCTCTGTACATTGTTATTTCTTTTGAACCCATATAATCACCTATTTTAAACCTTTAAACCAATTTAAATCATATATTAATTTATTGCTTGTATTGCAATGTATTTTATTTTTTAAATCTAATAATTTTGTTTTTATTTCTGCTTTGTTTCTACTAATAATAGTATATAACCCCAACAACTCACTTTTAATAACAATTTGAGAACAACCATCATGTGCATTTAATCTTAAACAACCTTGATAGTTCTTAATTTC